CTATCTCTTGTTGTATGCCTGTTCTGACTGCCATTTCCATATAAGCTTTGTAAGTAACCTTGCGACCATTTTTATATGTTACAGGTAAGCCCTTATCAATGCCTGTTTTAGTTTGGCTAATAATACTCTTATCTAAATTAGGAATAAACTGTGCTGATGTTGCATATCTTTCTAATCGTGATACTTTTTTAAGTGTTTTGTTTTGCATTGACTTTGCACTTCTTACTAACATCTTCATACCACTTGCTGTATCTTTTTTTAGTTGTTTGGTATCTGTGCCTGTATATGAACCAATATTGTCAATCACATTGTTAAGCATCTTTTGAGATTTGTTTGCCACTTGTTGTAATTTATTATTTAATTGTCTTTTTGAAGCTACTTGTGTTTTGATGTAGTCTTTGGCATTGGCTGACTTTGCACCCTTGTTGAGATGAAGTGCTGTTTCTAATACCATTGCATTTTCAGTTGCATCTATAACTTCTCTCATTACTAAAGACACATCATCAGTTACATTATGTATATCTCTTGCCAAAACTAATCACCTACACTTTATTTTTTCTTGCCTTTACTCTTGTTGCCATAACCCATCTTCTTGGGTTTCTTTTTTCCATAGTGCATATTCTACTCCTCACTTGGTAAATTTGATGTATCTATCTTAACCATATTTCTTGCTGTTTGTTCATCTATTCTTAAGAACTCCATAAGCATTGATATTGCACTATCTTCTGCCAATGCCCCTGTTGCATATTCCTTAACAATGTTAATTGCACTTTGTATCTGCGCACCATTGTAAGAACTTTCTTGTTGTGCTTTATCACCTGCAACTTCTTGTGGTTGTTCTTGTTGTTCACCTTCTACACCATCATATAAGAAGTCTTGCATATCTGCTTCTTCCTTACCAACCATCTTCTCAATATATTCTATAATCTCTAATTTGTTTTGTGCATTAGGGAAAACTTTTTCTACATATTGTTCAGGTGTAATTGCACCGCTTGATAAGGCTGTTAAGTAGTTGTCTATCACTTTGTATAAGAAATGGTTGTTGTATTTTTCTACTGCTGTTTCTTCATCTTCACCATACCATTTTTCTCTATACTCTGGCACACTCATTATTCCTGCTTGAACATCTAATCTATCTCTGTCCATTTCGCTACCCTTATCTTCAAAGATACTATCATCAAACATAATTCTAATTTCACTATCTTCTAAAGGTTTGAACTGAATGTTGGTAAAATCGTTAGATGCTTTCATAACAACTTTTGCTAATCTCAACAATACATCTTCTATAAGTATTTGGTGTTTTTTAATATTTCTAAATAGTGTTGAGTTTTCACTTATGACTTGTGTAGCTGTAGCGACTGCACTACCATCAAATTTTAAAAAGTTTTCACCAAGTCCACACTTCATTGCAATATAACTCATCTCTGTATTGATACCTCTAACATATGCCTCATATCTTAACTCATCACTCTTATTTGTAATAAGTGGTTTACCATCATCATTATCTGGTAAGTGATAGAAGAGTGTATCATATGGGTCAAAAGTTCTCTGCATAGTTCCATCATTTTTGTTAAGTGTCCAAGCTTCAGTTGATACAAACATACGCTTACGACCTAATACATATTCTAAATCAAAACCATCATACTTGTTGTCAATCGCTTTAAAGTTGTCAAGGCAATTTGCATAAATACTAATACCAATTTCATCATCTAATAATTCTGTCATAAAGTTTGATGATAGGTTTGGTCTTAATATAAAGAACCAAGGCATCTCACTTTTTGTATTAAATATATATTTTGTTTTTATTTTATAATCGTGGTCTAAACAATAGTTGCATATGTCATATGTGCCATTTTCATTTTTAAGATGCACAACCACATTCGTTTCATCAGTTCCTTGAGATACAAATGCACACTCTGTGATATTCTTATGCTCTATTGTGATTGGGTATATCTTTGTTTCATTCACAAAGTCAATCGTTAGTTTAGATTTGTCTTTATTTATTCTACCTGTTTCACTAACACCAAGTCCTTCCACATTAACAATCAATGCACCTAAACCTAATGCAAAAGATTTCTCAATACCATCATTTGCTTTTTGCCAAAAACTTGTGCTGTATAGTATTTGGTCTAACTTCTCTTTCTCTTCATCAGGTAATATTATATCGCATCTTTCATTCATCAAAAGATTAGCCCAACTTTCAGCTATAAACTTTGGAAGGTTTAGGGTCTTTCTTTCCATCTCAAGATAGTTAGTCCCATTATATATTTTGTAGTTATGAAAACCTAACACTCTACCCCTATACCAAGATAACCAATCTTTAGCATAATATGATTTATAAGGTAGTGCTTTTTCTATACCTACTAAATTTCTAATTATTCCATTTACATCTATACTCATTTACTTACCCCTCTTAATCGCTTCACCATTTAATTTTGTCCGCCCAATATGCTGCTGACATTTTACCCTTAGCAATATTCTTAGCGTGTCTTGCTTTAAAAGATGCTCGTTTTGCTTTTAATGCTGGTGTTAATTTCTTCGTTGCTTTTGTTACCGTATCTGCACCCTTCTGTCCAAACCTGATCGTTTTTATTTTGCTACCCTCTTTTGCTACGACTATATGAGATTTGGTTTTGTGGTTAGGTGTCCTCTTTGGCTTATTAAAGCCACTAACTCCTGCTCTTGCTAATCTTGGGTCTTTTTTCTTAGCCATTACTTAATACCTCTATTATCATTAAAACTAATATAAAGATTGCGATTCCGTTTACCCACCAATTTATCTTCTTACCATCTATTGTTGTAAACATCTCTTTCCATAATTTCTTCCACATATGGTTACTCCATTTCTACCAAGTTCTCTAAATATTCCTCTATACTATATTCAAAAGCATCTAATATATCTATATCGCTTGTTCCATCATCTAACCTGATGCCTTCCTTTTTCTCACTCCATACTGCCTGACTTAAACCTTTTTGTAGAGGCACAGTTGTATGTCTTAACATCTTAAGTCTATCTGTTCCTAACAATCGCTGCACTAATTCTATTCTATCTTTTATTGGCTTCTTTAAAGCCTTCTTGATGTTTGTTTTTAACCTGTCCTTGATTGCTATATTCTTGAGTCCTCGTATCAACACAGGTTCTGCATTATCACATCTTGTCGTAAATATCTTTTCGTATTTAGCATATACCATTTTGGCAAAGGTGCTAAATTTTTTATCTAATGTTTCTGGGCTTAATTCTTCCTCTATTCTTTCTGCTTCCAATACCACTATGTTTCTAAGGTGTGGTGTAAACCCTGTTGCTACAAATGTTGTTCCACTCTTATTACCACCAAAATCTACTCCTACATTTATTAGAATCAAATTATCTGGCACTTGATCTATAAGGTATCTTTCTATATTGTCTGCAAACTTATTGTATATAATACCTTCTGCTCTAACCCATTGTCCCAATATGTATCTTTGGTAGAACACACCTTCATACATATTCTCATATCTCTGCACAATCTCATCTGTTAGGCTGGGGTTATCTTTCATTGTAAAGTGTAAATACTTCACATTCTTCTCTTTAGCTTTGTTAACCCATTCTTGTTTAAACCAATGATTAGGACTTTCTGGGTTACAGCTGAACCAATACTTACTTCTTGGGACACTACATCTTGCTAATACCTGATTGACAAAACTTTCTGGCATCAGGACTACTTCATCTAAAAATGCCCCTGCACTTGTAATTCCTTGAACTGTTTGATAACTTGCCTCATCTTTACCACCAAACACATAGAAGTATTGGGTGTTTCTGCCTCTTGTAACTTTTAGTGTATGTGTTGATGTGTAATAGGCTATATCAAATTGTTTGTGCAAATACTTAATATTCATCAATGGTTTTATGATATTTCGTTCTGCACTACTTACACTTTTTGAGGCTATGATAAAGTTCTTGTTCCTAAACTCACTCATTGCCCAAAGTATAAATGCGATACTCATTGATGAAGTTTTACCTGACCTTATAGTCCCATCTGCTATGACTCCATCATATTTACTAAACCCAAACTTAAATAGTTCTAATTGCTTGGGGCTAAAACCAATCTCATTCATCTTGCTCTTTCTTAGCAAAACTTTGCTTTATTGAGGCTGTCAATGGGTCATCTTCGCTATCATCTAAGTTGTTATAAGTTATAATATCTTTCTGTCCTAAATGTTGTTTGCCAAGCCAGATCGCCACCGCTGCGTTCTTTTCTGCTAATTGAAATTGACTTCTTCTCAACGATAATAAACCACCTACTCTAAACTCCTCAAATGATTCCTCAAATGTTTTACCCATCTCTCTTTTGCACCAACTTCTAACTGCATCTTCGCTGCAATGAAAAAACCCAGCAACTTCCTTGAGAGTGCTTTGTAATTCACATAACTTAACAAATTGGTCTTTATCTATTTCAGTTGTTGGTCTGCCTTGTTTCATTTATAAACTCCACAATTTTTTTCTTTTATATAGAAGCCTCGTTTAACTTTAATTTTTGATCTATAAATTGTAATGCTTTTGGCTACGATTAGAAAGATGTATTTTTGCTCTCTTGACCTTTACACAAATAAAGGAAATAAGCCTATTTTATTAAATATCGTAACCAAAAACACTACCTTATAACACAATAATAAATCAAAAGAATCAAAATTGCAAGGTTTTTTTATAAAAAGTGTATAGAGTGTATACTTTTTACCGTTTTTCTATAAAGTCCCATATGAGAAGAAAATATATAATAGTTTATGTAAAACTGCCCCAAAGTATACACAGTATGCACTAAATCATTTCTACCTTTGCTTTGACCAAACCCTTGCTTAATTTCGCAATGGTATCTCTGCTTCGCTTCGCTTTTCGCCTACCAAAGATGATAAGTGCCTGATCTGGAAGGTCTGTTAGCGTTAGTTTTGGTGAGATGTATTGATTCCCTACCCTTAAAACACACTTCTTTTTTATCATTCTCTAATGTCCATAATCTCTTGAAGTGTAAAGCCTCGGCTTTTTAACTCTCTAATACAAGTTAAATAATCGCCTACAATTTTTTTATATGCCACGATCTTGTCAATATTTTTCTTATCATTCTTTTTAAGATTGATTCCTTGTAATTGTTCTGGCACACATCTGCCTGATACCCAAGCAAATTGTTTCATCATCTCATCATCATTGAGTAATTTTAAATCTTTTCTTTTCATCTGTTTTCCCTTTCTTGAAAATAACTTTGTAATATCTCTAAGATGTCCTCTCTATTTAAACCTTGATAGTATGTCCCATTCATATAAATATGATATTCACAACCATCACCTTCTTGATACCTTGCTTCCATATGTTTCCACATTATAATTCACCTCTTTGCATATTTTTTTTACTTCCCTTCATTGTTGTTATACTTAAAGTTGCCCCCTTTTACAACTTTAATAACGATTTTTTTTAACTTTCTACTACTATTATAGTGATTTTGTTTAAAAAATGGCACTATTTTAAAATACTTTTTCTTTTTTTATACATTCCCAAACAGTAATTGATATTCACATCTACATAATCATAGATAATTGGTTTAGATTTTCCATCAACACTTCGCTGTATACGACCAGCACTTTGTTTTACAACTGCTCTATTTTTGTTTGGGGTTGCTAAATGGAGTCTATCAAGTATTGGTATGTCTAAACCTTCCTTAGCCAAATGATATGTTGCAAGTAATACTTTATTTTTTCCTTCTCTCATATGATCTAAAATATGTTCTCTTTCGCCTTTTGATATTCTACCATTTATCATCAGGGCATCTATGCCAATACTATGAAGCATATGATGAAGTGTTCTAATATGTTCTACCCTATGAGTTAATACTAAATGGTGATGGTCTGGTTCTTTGTATATTTGATTTACGATTTGCACATTTCTATCTTGATTATTTATAATATAATCGATCAATTTAATATAGTTAAATGTCCCATCTGTTTCTAAATATTTCTCACTATCATTTAAGTCTGTTACTATCATTTGATGTTCTGCTTTCATAATTTTATCACCAACTTCTTCTGGGGCAATACTATGAACGATATTTCCAAGCAATGAAAAAGTGCTTTTGAGTAAACCATCTACCCTGTCAAGTGTTGCAGACAAACCGTATTTATGTCTGGCTTTTAGATTTGATAAGACCCTATAAAATTGCATCACTTTTGTTGGTGTTCCTGCTGCTCTATGGCACTCATCTACAATAACCACATTCCATTCTTTTGCATATTTTTGTAGATCTAACTTAGTCATTGTTTGAACAGTAGCAAATGTTATATCTTCACCTATGTCTACTTTACCATTGGTTATTGTTCCAAAATCACCATCAAAATATTGCTCTGCTCGTTTCTTACTTTGAATCAAAAGGTCTTTCGTATGCGTAAGCCACAATGCTTTTTGACCAACCGCTTTAATAAGTGCAATACCTATTTGTGTTTTACCAGAACCACACGGTGCTTCCAAGACACCACCCTTAAATAATTTTAGCCTTTCTACCGCTTTTTCTTGATACCCATATAAATTTACATTACCTTTCATTTGTAATGCCTTAAACGGTGCAAAATCAACCTCATATGGCTTGTATTTGATGATTTCCCATATGTTATTTAGTTCACCAAATGGTATATGAATTTGATTAGCAATTCTCTCATATAAATATAGTTTTTTTTCTATGTTGCCTGTCCATCTACCCATCTTTTGTGCTACAAAATAATCAGGGTTATCTAATATTAAATTGTTTTCACAATAAGCAAGAAGTGCTTTGTTGTAATTTTCTACAATAATCTTGTTACTTATAGTGCTATTCATTGTTAGATGTGATGTAGTCTTTGTCATAATACGATATACAACCTTCCTCACCATTACAGAAATCGGCTAACTCCACGATCCCACAAACTTCATAAATTTCTTGCTCACAAAGTTCATCATAATAATCGCTGCTGCCACCCTCGTTCATAGTTACTAAATAATCATAAGCATCATCATAATCTTTAAATAATTCATCATCTACTGCATACCAACATTTTTCTTTTTTTGGAAAGTTAAGGCTTTCACAAATAGATACAATATGTTTACATAATTCTTCAGGTATCAAAGACCTGTCAGCCCTTCTTTGTCCTTGAGTTGTCCCTTTTGCCACAGACCCTCTTGGTGCTGATGTATGACAAGGTGAACCATTTTTACAAGGCGGTTTAAATTGTGGATCTGGGTGATTAGTAAAAATATCTGTTGGCTTCATTCTTGTTTCACCATATTGGCAATATGTTACCGTATATCTTGTTCTGTCTTGAACAAAAGGCATTTTTCTATACATACATCTTGGGTTCTCTACAAAGTAAATTAAGTTAGGGTTGATTCTCAAATAGTAATCTATTAAATTCCATAAGTTTTTATTTACTCTATCGCTTTTGGCAGCATAATCACTTTTTGGTTCTGTATTATTTCTATGATAGTATAGTCCTGCTACGCTATAAGATTTACAATCAGGTGATGCCCATATAACATCAGGTATAAAAGGTATATCATTTTGATCTAAAAATTCTATGTCTTTATATAATTGTATATCTGGTAGTTTTTTGTCCCATTCGACAGAAAAAACATAATGACCTTTTTTTATAAATTCTTTACCTATGCTTTTTCTTCCAGCAAATAATTCTAACACTTTCATTTTAATAAAACCTACCCATTTGATTTTCCCAAAAACTTGATGCTTTCATATAAATTGTATCATAAATATCAAGTAGTGCTTCATCTGTTGTGATTTCTTTTGGCAAATGTCTTAAAGTAATTAAATAACTAATTAGTTCTTCAAAAAACATTGGAAACTTAATGCTTAGA